GCACCTCAGCATTCAAGTGGTGACGGAGTTAAAGCACGTTGGGCAAAGCTTGAAGATGCAGAAAGCGTTAAGGTTCGTTTTCTTCAAGAGCTTGATCCAGATTCACCTACATATAATGAAAAAGCTGGACTGGGATTTATCGCAGTTGAGCACACAAATCCAAAAGATTATCGACGCAAAGCACTTTGCACAATGGAAGATCAAGGCAAGTGCTACGGATGCGAACAACATCGCAAAGATTATAAGGCTGGCTGGAAAGGCCGTTCACGACTATACATCAATGTTCTTATTGATGATGGCAAAGAAGACCCTTATGTTGCAATTCTTTCACAAGGTTCAAGTGGAAAAACTATTACACCAACACTAATTGAATATGCTGGTGAAATGGGTTCTATTACAAACCTTATGTGGCGTATCAAGCGCTCAGGTACAAAGACAGACACCAGTTATACAATCATTCCTCTAGCAAAAGATGAGACACCTTTCGACTCATCATCACTTGAGCTATATGATTTAGAAACTACTGCAGTTCGTGACCTCCCATACACAGATCAAGATTCATTCTTTGCTGGTGAGGCTGGACCACACGCAGAAGAGTCAAGCTCAGACGACTCAAGCGTTATCTGGTAAAAGAAAGTAAATGTTGGGGCAGTCTATTGACTGCCCCAACATTATTTAGTAGAATGACAATATGATTACCTACGATATACCAGACCCATTTGAAACATTTGTTGCAAATAAGTATAGGAATTATGTAGGAGCTATGTATGATTTCTTTGCTAGAGAATGGCATATGAAATGCGGATGTTGCAAAGAAGATTTATATGCACCAACAAAAAAGATATTAACTAAAATTAGGTTGTATCACACTAGAAATGAATGCACAGGCGGATATTAATGAGTTTTACACACCTACATGTTCACTCCTATTATTCATTAATGGATGGGCTAAATTCACCTAAAGAATTGTGTCAAGCAGCTCTAGATGCTGGGCAGACTGCGATTGCAATCACAGACCATGGTACTCTCTCATCACACAGAGATATGCAGATTGCCGCAAAAGAAACTGGCATTAAGCCAATTCTTGGTGTTGAGGCGTACATTTCTCCAACAGATAGGTTTGATAGATCATCTAAAACAGATAAGTCTATTCAAGCCTATAACCATATTATTTTACTAGCGAAAAATAAAAAGGGGTTGGAGAATATCAATATTCTACAAGAGCTTGCTTGGAACGAAGGCTTTTATCATAAGCCACGTATTGACAGAGAGGTTTTAAAAGAATATGCTGAAGGCATTATTGTTCTTTCTGGATGCCTTAATGGCCTTATTAGTAAGTGCATTGAAAAAGAAAACTTTCAAGAAGCCGAAAATATACTCAAGGATTTTAAGAAAACTTTTGGCGAAGACTTTTATGTTGAGGTACAATCTCACAACCCTAAAGAAATAAATTCAAAGCTTCTTGAGTTGGCAGACAATCTTGGAATTAAAGCGGTGGCAACAGGAGATGCTCACTTTGCTAAAGAAGAAGATAGAATATTAGAAGAGGCATTGCTCATCTTATCTACATCTCCAAAGGTAGACAAAGATACAGACTTTGAGATGTCTAGAAATATGAAAGATATGTTAGATAGATTTAACTATCTTTATCCTGACCGTAGAATCTCGTTCCAAGATATGAATTTGTTTATTCAAAGCCGTTCTGAGATAGAGGCAGACTTTAATAAATCTGGAATTAATCGAACAGACATCTATGAGAATACAATGGAAATTGCAGATAAGGTTGGAGATTACGACTTCTATCAGGGCCTAGACCTCCTGCCAGTCCCAAAGACTGATGCTGATGAAAGACTAAGAGAGTTGGCTGAGAAGGGCTTAGAGAGGCTACAGAAGGCCTTAGACCCTATTTATAGAGACAGGCTTAACGAAGAGCTTGCTATTATTGCCAAGAAAAATTTTGCTTCATACTTCCTTGTTGTTGGAGATATGATTAATTGGGCTAAAGAAAATAATATTATGGTTGGCCCTGGTCGTGGCTCTGCTGCTGGATCTTTAGTTTGCTATACATTAGGAATTACTGATGTGGATCCAATTAAATACGACCTGCTGTTCTTTAGATTTATTAATGAAGAGCGCAATGACTTCCCAGATATCGATACTGACTTTGAAGACCGCAGAAGAAAAGAAGTTAAAGATTATTTAAAGAAAAGGTTTAAGCACGTTGCTTCTATTTCTACATACACTTATTTTAAAGACAAGGGTGTTGTTAGAGATGCTGCTCGTGTATTCATGGTTCCCCTTCAGGAAGTTAACCGTGCACTAAAGTCTGTAGATACATTTGAAGACTTTATAGATTCTCCAAACACAAAAGAATTTAGAATGCGCTATCCAGAAGTTGTTTGGCTTGCCGATAGACTTCGTGGAAGAATTAGATCAGTAGGCGTACACGCTGCTGGTGTGGTTGTTGCAAAAGATGATTTAAGAAAGTTTGCACCAGTTGAATCTCGTGAAGACTCTCAGGATAAAGTATCAGGAAGAATTCCAGTCGTCGCATACGATATGGATACGGTTGCAGATATAGGTCTTATTAAGCTAGATGCACTAGGTCTTAAGACTTTATCTGTGATCTCAGATACACTGGAGTCTATTAAAACTAGACATGGCAAAGCAATCAATCTTTCAGAGATGACTATGGATGATGCAGATGTTTACAAGATGCTAAACGACGGATACACAAAAGGTGTTTTTCAAGCAGAAGCAACACCATATACAAATCTTCTTATAAAAATGGGAGTAGATAAGTTTGAAGATCTAGCCGCATCCAATGCTTTGGTAAGGCCAGGTGCCATGAATACGGTAGGTGCTGCTTATATCAACAGAAAAAATGGCAATGAGGCTGTAGATTACATGCATACAATCATGAAGCCCTTCACCGAGAATACTTATGGTGTTATTATATATCAGGAACAAGTTATGCAGGCATGTGTGCACTTGGGCGGAATGACATGGGCTGAAGCTGACAAAGTACGTAAGATTATTGGAAAGAAGAAGGATGCAAAAGAATTTGACCAATTCAAAGATAAGTTTGTTGCTGGGGCTTCAGAACACATTACTAAGAAAAAAGCAGAAGCGCTATGGCATGACTTTGAAGCGCATGCTGGGTATTCATTCAATCGTTCCCACGCTGTTGCTTACTCTATGCTTTCTTATTATACTGCTTGGCTCAAGACTTATTATCCTTTGGAATTTATGTTCTCGGTTCTTAAAAACGAAAACGACAAAGACGCAAGAACAGAATATTTAATTGAAGCAAAGCGTTTGGGGTTAAAGGTATTACTGCCTCATATTAATGAATCAGATGTTTACTTTTCCTTACAAGAAAACTCTGTAAGATTTGGTTTGGCTGAAGTAAAGTTTATTTCAGACAGTATTGCAAATAAGATAATAGAAAGAAGACCTTATAATGATTACAGTGACTTCATTGATAAGGCATCGAAAAAAGGTTCTGGCATTAATAGCCGTGCTATTGCTGCTCTTAACTCCATCGGCGGTGCTGCGTTTAATGATAACAAAAGGCAAGGAAATGAAAAAGACAACTACTACGAATACTTAGGCATTCCAACATTTAATCTTGAAGGTATTCCCCCAAGGATTAAAGCGCAGGCAAAACCAATTGAAGACTTTGATGACCTTGGATCATTTGTAATGTTTGGTATGGTTAAGTCAATCAAGCGTGGCAATGGTTGGGCAAGAGTAGAGTTAGTTGATGAAACTGGATCTGTTGGATTATTTCACACAGAACAAACTCAAATTGAAACAGGCCAGATGTATTTTATTTTGGTGGGAGACAATAGAATATCAAGATACATAAAGGTATCAGACATCAACCCAGACTCAAATGATTTATTTGTAGATTACTTATATAGAAAGAAATATGACCTTGAAGAAGACGAGTATATTGTGGTAAACTTTACCCCTTATACAACAAAAGCTGGAAAGCAAATGAGCCACATAGTCTTGTCAGATAGAGATAAGAATTTAACTAGAGCCATTGCCTTCCCTGCAATGTATAAAATGACATTAGCAAAAATGCGTGAAGGCATGAAATGCAAAGTTACGTTAGCTAAACTAGATGACGGAACGCTAAACATAAAGGAGATAGCATGACAGAAGAAAATATTCAAGTCTCAACTGCAGAAGATGTTTTTGGAGCGCTTAGTGTGCCAAAGATTTTAATTGCTGCTTTGCAAACACTTGGCACGATTGTAGTTCCGACAGAGGCATTTTTAAATGCAGCAACAGAAGACCAGGAACTAAAGGTTGATTACAATTCAGATGATCAGACATTTACATTTACACTAAAGGAACAAGATGGATCAGGGAATAACAACGACGAGCTCATTACAGACTTCGAGTAGCCACCAAGAGCTGGTTACGGACTACGGTCTAGATGTCCTTGCCGCATTGCTTCATGAAACAGCAATTGAAAAAGGCTTTTGGAATAGTCCAAAAAACTTTGACGTATTTGGTAATAAGCTAGCTTTAGTTCATTCAGAGGTTACAGAAGTTTTAGAAGCAATAAGAAAAAATAAAGGTTCTGAACAAATTGTAGAAGAGATGGTTGATATTTTAATTAGAACACTTGATCTTTATGCTTCGATGCGAAACGCTGGGTTTGTAGATCATAGTTTAGATGAAATTTTATTTAACAAAATGGAAAAAAATAAGGTACGCCCAAAGCTTCACGGCAATTTATTTTAATGATATAATTGTATAAAAGAGAGAGAATAAATGACTATAGCGATTGATGAAATCCTAGCAGGATTAGATCCAAAAACAAGAGCAAGAGTAAAAGCAGCACAAGATGTAAAAGTTGAAAAGCAAAAAACACCCAGCATTGGCTTAAATATGGCATTGAAGGGTGGTCTTGGATACGGCAGACAAGTTCTTGTTTGGGGAAATAAGTCTGCAGGAAAGTCGTCGTTCTGCCTACAGATGATTGCTCTTGCACAAAAAGAAGGAAAGACCTGTGCATGGATTGACGCAGAAGCATCCTATGACCAGTCTTGGGCAGAGATGCTTGGAGTAGATTCATCTTCCCTTATTTATTCCCCTGCTAAAACTGTAAACGATATGGTTGATGTTGCTACAAAGCTAATGGATGCTGGCGTAGATATAATTGTTGTTGACTCCATCTCAGCATTATTGCCAGCTATTTATTTTGAAAAAGATGGAAATGAAATGAAAGATTTGCAAGACACTAAGCAAATCGGCGCCGAAGCAAAGGATATGACTCACGCAGTCAAAATGTTAAACTATGCAAATAAAAACACATTATTGGTACTCATCTCACAGCAAAGAAATCAATTTGGATCTATGCATGCCTCCCACATACCGACAGGAGGAATGGCAGTCAAGTTCTTTTCTTCCACCGTCATTAAGCTTTGGTCTTCTGAAGCTGAAGCTAATGCTATCAAAGCAGGCATTAAAGTGGGTGACAAAATTATTGAACAAAGAGTTGGCAGACCTGTCAATTGGATTATTGATTACAACAAGCTCGGCCCCCCTAACCTATCTGGACAATACGATTTCTACTACCAAGGAGAATCACTTGGAGTAGATTTAGTTGGAGAAACATTAGACGTAGCGGAAATGGTTGGGGCAGTAGAAAAAGGTGGAGCATGGTACACGGTTGATGGCCAGCGTTTACAAGGACGTGCAAAGGCAGTTACTTACCTAAGAGAAAACCCAGAAGTAGTAGATAAATTAATTGAGGAAATCAATGCCAAGAATTAATGAATTCTTTAATAAAGAAGAGCCTAAGCAAATCAATTCTACATTTGAAAAGCTTACTGGTATCAGGCCATGCTCAAGCTGTGAGTTAGATGTAGATGGTGGGTGGTGGGATCCCGAAAATTTAATTATGAAATGGACCTGTTCTAATGGGCATGAAACAACACATAGGATTGGCTAATGTCAGAAAGAGCAGAAGTAAAAAGAGATGGAGCTAAAGCCCAAAAGAATTCAGGAAGAGGCGACTATCAAAAAGGCGATGCACAATGGAAACAGTTTCTTGTGGACTATAAAGAAGCAGGAAAATCTTTTACATTAAACAAAGATAGCTGGGCTAAGATATGTACAGACACTTTTAAAGTAAACAGAGACATGCACCCAGCGCTAAAAATTATTATAGGAGCAGAGTCTAAAGTTAGACTAGGTATTATAGAGTGGTCAATTCTTGAAGAGTTGATCCAGTTTTATGAGGAGAATCATGATTAGAGAAGTATTCCTAACAACACTTACTGGCATGGGTGTAGGTGCAGTATTCAGCATATTTAAACTACCAGTACCAGCCCCACCAGTATTTGCTGGCCTAATGGGTATTTTTGGTTTGTGGATGGGCTACGGATTAGTTCAAAGGATGTTGTCATGACAATGTTTTTTATGGGATTGCTAGTTGGTCTTGTGGTTGGTTACGGCCTAGGATTATTTATAGACAAGTGGGACAAGAGGATTAAAAATGGCAGAGGATAGAAACACACTTCAGTTAATTAGTGATATAACAGAGTTTAATGATCTTCATGAGTATATGCAGGATGAGCATTTAGACAAGGCTTTATCAATTGTTGTAAAGCTTTTGATGAACCCAGATGTTCCATCTGCCAAAGCTCCCATGCTTATTATGGAGCTTCAAGCAATGTCTACTAAGTTTGCCGTAATGTCTTCTGTATATTCAACTATTGCTAAAGATAAAGCGGGAACTGTAAATAATAATAAAAAGAATGTTTACTATTCAGTAAAGGAGTCCATAGACAAACTTGTAGATGCACTTAAGTATGTCGTTAGGTACAACTCATAATGGGAAGAGATATTGTAAAGAACCTTAAGTTTAAAAAACATACAGGTAAATTTTTTGACCCTGAACTTTTTGCCCAGCTACTTGATGAGTCGTACAGAAACACAAAACGTGCTGATGGATTGATGACAAAGAAATCATTTAGCCCTAGCTCTTTAGGATATGGACATGGCAAATGTCCTAGATATTGGTACATGGCTTTTTCAGGAGCAGTCTTTGTAGACGATAATGATGCTGTTGCTGTTGCTAATATGGCGCAAGGGACTCAAGCCCACGAGAGGCTTCAGAAGCTAATTTCCACTATGCCAGAGTGGAGAGCAGAAGAAGAAGAGATCATTAATGAGTATCCTCCAATTCGTGGTTTCATAGACTTAATCATGGAGTATGATGGTGAGACTGTAATCGGAGAAATTAAGACGGCAAAGCAAGAGGTATGGGACACCAGACAGTCAGAAATGAAGTCTTCGGTAAATCATATGCTGCAGCTACTTACGTATATGAAGTTAAAGAATGCCAAAGAAGGATTTTTTCTTTATGAGAATAAGAATACTCAAGAGATATTAATAATTCCAATTTCAATGAATGATAAAAATAAAAAGATTATTGAGGATGCTTTTCTGTGGATGCAAGAGGTATACGATAATTTTAAAAATGGAGACCTACCAATGCGCCCAGCAGGTGCAACTAAGTCAAAGATGCCTTGCACCTACTGCCCAGTAAAGAAAGAATGCTATGATAAAACTGGTCCGATAGGAACAGTTCAAATAGAATTGTACGAGGCACCAGTCCTATGATTTGTGCTAATAAAGAATGTGCAATAGACTTTGATGCAAAAACTCATAATCAAAAATATTGTTCTGATGAGTGTTGCAGAGTTGCAACCAATAAAAGAATAATGGAAAAGTATTATGAGAAAAAAGCAATCAAAAAGGGTGCGGTTAGGCTATGCAAAAAATGCAAGTCTCAGCTAAGTAGATACAATGACTCTGACAAATGTTCGCAATGTCTGCAGACTAAAAAAAATAAATCAAATAGTAGAATACAAGAGATAATTGATGACATTAGCCTCTCTGGTTAAAACCAAAGCATATAGAGTTTTAGGAATTGATGCATCTACAAATTCAATAGCATTTTGTTTAATGGAAAACAATAAGCCTTTAAAGTGGGGTAAAATAAACTTAGAGGGCGAAGACATATACGAAAAGATATATGACGCCAAAAATAAAATGGCCATGATGCTTGATGAATTAAAGAGTGATTACATAGTTGTGGAAGGAGCAATCCTTGTCAGATCACCTGATGCTGTGATAAAATTATCCTATGTATACGGTGTTGTTATTGCTGAGTTGATGTCTACTGGAGCTAAGGTTATAACCATATCCCCTAGTGCTTGGCAGGCTTATATTGGAAATAAAAATCCGACTAAAGAAGAAAAGGCAGCAATTAGATTAAAGAATCCAGGTTACGCTGATTCTTGGTATAAAAACCAATTAAGAAATATGAGAAAACAAAGAACAGTAGATTATTTTAACAAAAAATACGCAATAGATGTAAATGATTTTGATGTAGCAGATGCATTCGGCATTGCTCATTACTCAAATGAGGTGTTAACAAAAAGATGAGCAACGACTGGAACGATAGAAGCAATCAAGAAGAGTTTGTTCTAAGCCTTCTTGATAATAAGAAAAATGGATATTACGTTGAGCTTGGTGCATTTCATTCTAAAAATGGTAGCAACACCTACAGGCTAGAAAATGAATTTGATTGGAGTGGTGTTTCATTTGAGATAGTGCCAGAGCTACACAAAGAGATATCAGAAAATAGAAAGAACCCTTGTATTCTAGGAGATGCAACTAAATTTAATTATATAAAATATTTTGAAGAGAATAACTTTCCAAAACAAATAGATTATCTTCAAGTTGATATTGATGCTGGGTACTCTATGGATGGAAGACCAGCAGGAAGTGCATATACCACACTTCATGGTCTCCTAGCAGTCCCATTAAACTCTTATCGTTTTACAGTAATAACATTTGAGCATGATGCAAATATGTATTGGAGAAACATTGTAACAAGAGATGTTCAGAGAGAAATACTTGATTCATTAGGATACTCATTAGTTGTTCGATCAGAGTCAGAAGATTGGTGGGTAGATCCAACTGCCGTTAGATTGCAAGATTATAGAAAGCATTTCAAGTGGGATCATCTATAAAGCTGTACCAGAGCAAAGACTGGCTTTACAGAAGATATATAGTTCAAAAGAAAACAGTTACAGAAATAGGTAAAGAGTGCGGAGTCTCTGCTATGACCATACAGAGATATTTACAAGAGTTTGGATTGTTGAGAAAAAAATGACAGGCTATCCTAATAAAACAGGCGGGTACCAAGCGTGGACAGCAGACCTACAGCTAATAGCAACAGATGCTCCATCTGGACATAAAATAATTACTGAGTGTTTAGAGATAGCAGAAATGCTAATTAAAAAGAATATTTCTTATGGAGACTCAGCTTTAAATCCAGCAAGGCTATTCGCACAGTCAGATTCTAGAGAACAGCTAAGGGTTAGAATTGATGATAAGCTAAATAGAATTAAAAACTCACAGGGGTTTGCTGGGGATAACGATCTTGATGATTTAATTGGATACCTTATCCTGCTTAAAATAGCCAACAAGGTTGCAATTTCAGTCAACTAGAAGTATAATAAGGTATATGACAAAGACAATATCCTACACGTCATACGGTGGCGGAATTGCTTCGTATGAATGCTTAACCCAAGAAGACTTTCCAGGTGGGGCAAATAATAATAATTCTACCTTTGCTATAGAGACCAGAAAAGCATCTAAGCAAAAAAATGATATACCATTTTATTTAGAAATTGGAGCCTCCAACTATAAAAATCAAAACGACACCTATATTCTTGAAAAAGAGCATGGGTGGTCTGGTATATCTATAGAGATAGAAGAAGGTCTTTCAAAAGAGTTTAATGAAAATAGATCTAACATTTGTGTTAACGCAGATGCAATTTCTGTTAACTGGGATCAAATACTTGACAAATATAATGCACCAAAAAGGATAGACTTTCTTCAAATAGACATAGACATGACTCCAAGAAATGCAAACCTATTGGCTTTAATTAATTTACCCATGTCAAGATATAGGTTTAATTCTATTGTCATAGAGCACTCAGTTGGAATGGATTACACCTTTGACCCCCTACGTGCAGCTCAAAGATATATACTTACATCGCTAGGCTACAGACTTGTTAACTGCGGCCACAATGATGACTGGTGGGTGGACGAGACATCTTTTGATGTTATGCAAACCTTACAGATAACAAGCATGAGATAGGATTTAAATATGACAAACGATATAGAGCCAGCAGTTCATTTTGACCGCATGAATAAAGTGGTTGAAGAGTTACTTAAAGGAAATTCAGCCACACAAATAGCAACACTTACTGGATTTTCACGTAAAGAAGTTTTAGAGTTTATTGACGAGTGGAAAGGGGTTGTTCATAATGACAGCAACATTCGTGATCGTGCTAGAGAAGCAATCTCTGGAGCAGATCAACACTATGCAATGCTTATTAAAGAAGCCTGGAAGACTGTAGAGGATGCAGATACCCAAGGGCAACTAAACGTTAAAGCAGGAGCTTTAAAGTTAATAGCAGACATAGAAACTAAAAGAATAGCTATGCTTCAATCTGTAGGTGTTTTAGAGAACACACAGATAGCGTCTCAGATTGCAGAGACAGAGCGTAAGCAAGAAGTTTTGGTCGGGATATTAAAAGAGGTCACAGCTTCATGTCCTAAATGTAAACTAGAAGTTGCAAAAAGGCTGTCCCAGATTACTGGTATAGTCGAAGCGGTTGTAATTGAGGAAGCCGATGTCGTTTGATTTCTCAGATTTAATTGATATCTTAGATGGCGAAGAGTTTGAAGAAAAACCAGTTGACCTTCGTACATTTGTTAACCATCCAAATTTTTTAGGTCTACCGCCATTATCAGAATATCAATATACTTTAATTGAAAAAAGCTCACAGATATACAAAGAGTCAACGCTTAAGAAATTATTTGGAGATGAAGAGGGCTCGACTAGATTTAAGCAAACAGCAAATGAAGTTGTAGCGCAATTGGGAAAAGGTTCTGGAAAAGACTACTGCTCAACAATTGCAGTTGCATATATAGTATATTTACTATTGTGCCTCAAAGATCCCGCAACCTACTATGGCAAGCCTCCTGGAGATTCAATTGATATTATTAACATTGCCATTAACTCACAGCAGGCTAGCAACGTATTTTTTAAAGGCTTCAGGAGCCGAATAGACAAGTCTCCATGGTTTGTTGGTAAATACTATGCAAAGGCATCTGAGATACAGTTTGATAAGGCAATAACAGTTCACTCTGGACACTCTGAGAGAGAGGCATGGGAAGGATATAACGTTATCGTTGTAATCCTTGATGAGATTTCTGGATTTGCAATTGAAAATACAACTGGCCACGATCAAGCAAAAACGGGTAGTGCGGTATATGATATGTACAGAGCCTCAGTAGATTCTCGCTTTCCAGATTTTGGTAAAGTAATTTTGCTATCTTTCCCTAGATTTAAGAATGATTATATTCAGCAAAGATATGATGCCGTAATTGGCGAAAAAGAAACGGTAATAAGGGAACATAAGTTTAAGATGTATGAGGAGATTCCAGATGGTACCGAGGGAAATGAATTTGAAATACAGTGGGAAGAAGACCATATTATATCTTACAAGATACCTAAAGTTTATGCTATTAAGCGTCCAACTTGGGAGATCAACCCAGTTAGAAAAATTGACGACTTTAAAACAGCATTCTATACAAACCCAACTGATGCTTTATCCAGATTCGCCTGTATGCCACCTGATGCAGTTGATGCATTTTTCAAATCAAGAGAAAAAGTAGAAAAAGCATTTAACATAGGTGCAATTGCAGTAGATAATTTTGGAAGACTTGAAGAGTGGTTCCTCCCAGACCCAGATAAAAAATATTATATACACGTAGACTTAGCTCAAAAGCATGACCATTGTGCCGTAACAATGGCACATGTAAATAAATGGGTCAATGTAAAGGTTACTGATACGTACTCCCAGCCAGCACCAATAGTAGAAGTAGATGCTGTTAGATACTGGACCCCTACGCCAGATAAGTCCGTTGACTTTACAGAAGTAAAAGACTATATATTATCTCTTAAAACAAGGGGATTTAATATAGCTGTTTGTACTTTTGATAGATGGAATTCACATGATATGATGCAGCAGCTAAAGCAATATGGAATTAATACAGAGATATTGTCGGTAGCTAAAAAGCATTATGACGATATGGCAATGGTTGTGGCGGAAGAAAGATTAATTGGTCCACACATACCTTTATTAATAGATGAGCTATGCCAACTGAGAATTATGAGAGATAAGGTTGACCACCCACGAAAAGGCTCCAAGGACTTAGCTGATGCTACTTGTGGAGCTATATTTAATTCAATTAGCAGAACTAGATTTGATAATAATCAAGAGATAAATGTTCATACATATGAGTCTATGAGCTACGACAATGACTTTAAAAAAGATGAAGATGGTGAAACAAATTCATACAACATGATTAGGCCACCAAGAATGCCTGAAGATTTAAGAGAAGCTATGGACAGGATGCAAATAATATGAGCGAATACCAAGAGTTAGCAAAGCAGTGCAAATGTTGCACAAAGCATGTTCCGCTACCAACTACAATGAAAATATATGATGGAATAATAGTATGTCCCACCACACTACAGAATATAATAGAATATAAAAGAATTTGGGAGTCATACGGACAAAGACCAATGGGTGGAATAAGAAAACATTTTTCTGAATATGTACAGCAGATTGTAGAAAATTCTATTGACAAAAATGAAGACGGCACACTATAATATAATTAGGTGCCAGTAGCTTAGTTGGTTAAAGCCCCGAACTCATAATTCGGTAATCGTAGGTTCAAGTCCTACCTGGCACACACCTTTGTAGCTCAGCGGAAGAGCAACAGACTTCTAATCTGTAGGTCGCTGGTTCGATCCCAGCCAGGGGTACGTTCCTATAGCTCAGTTGGTAGAGCAGCAGACTTTTAATCTGCGGGTCGATGGTTCGAGCCCATCTGGGGACACAGTCTTTTGAATATGTCAATGGTATAATAGAATTACATCTGTCCTGTGATTTGATTAAATTTATCACTAATATAAGGTGTTAGGAGAAAAAATGCAATCAATTTATAACATTAAACTTAATTCTGCAGAAGAGACCCCAGACTTTTTAGATCAATTTAAAGGCAAAGCATCCATAATTGTCAACACTACAGTTGGATGCGGAAATGCAAACCAGATGGAAGTTTTGCAATGGCTACAAGAAAAATATGCAGGAGAAGATTTCCAAATTATTGCTATCCCAACAAATGACTTCTGCGGCCCAGGAATAACTAAAGGTAAATGGTCTCAAGGAATTACTTGTGGAGCAGATTCAGCCAACTATGGTAAAGATGTATACGGAACAACCTTTAAATTTTCACAAATGGTTGCATCTAACCCAAATGAACATGTAAGTGAAGAGAATGGTAAAAATGGACTTGGGCAAGAAAATGCTCCACCACATGAACTTTATAGAGAAATACAAGAGCAGATTAGCTTTATCAATCATGCATTAACATCACAGGGCGTACCCTTGGTATCAGATGAAAATTATTCATGGTGGCTAAACAACCGAGGCGGAGACACAATGGGCGGAAACTTTGAAAAATATATGATAGACAAAGATGGATATGTAACAAGACATTTTCATTCTACTGTTTTAAACTATGACGTTGAAAAAACTTTAAAGCAAACCCTTTTAGATTCAGATACTGTATTTATGATGGGCCTTGGAAGATCACAAAAAATATTTGAAGAAGAGTATGCAGTAGTATGCAAAGAAATTGAAGAACTAATTGCTGGTAAGAAATCTATACTTAACCCAGCCTATAAACAAGGAGAATAAAATGCCAGCGGAACAAGGAACAGCAGCAAGACTAGTAGAAGTAGCATTGGCAGAAGTTGGAACTATTGAGGGTCCAAAAGATAATGAAACAAAGTATGGTAAGTTTACAAAATCAAACTTTCAACCATGGTGCGGAAGCTTCGTAATGTGGTGCGGTAATGAAGCTTCCGTAAAGATTCCAAATACAGTATATACTCCAGCAGGAGCACAAGCATTTATTAAAGCAGGCGCATGGCAAATGGCAGAAGTAGCAACACCAGAAGTCGGAGACATTGCCTATTTTGATTTCCCATCAGATGGCGTCGATAGAATTTCTCATGTAGGAATTGTTGTTGCAGTAAACACAGATGGCACAGTGGATGTTGTAGAAGGAAATACATCTTCAGATAAGAAGGGCGATCAAAGAAATGGCGGAGAGTGCTGCCTTAAAAATCGTGCTTACAAAAAGAAGAATGGATCAAAGCTTCGCAGAAGCCAAACTGTAGGAATTGTAGGATTTGGAAGACCATCATTTGGAAAGCCAGTAGCTAAAAAAGCTGCAGCCACAAAGAAAGCTGCACCTAAAGGCGGAGGCGGAAAGCCAGCGTCAGTAAAATAATGTACGAGTACTACGTTAAAAAAGTAGAAGGCATAGTTGATGGAGACACAATAGACGTTCTCATCGATCTAGGCTTTGATATATTATTTGCATCAAGAGTTAGACTTGCTGGAATAGACACCCCAGAGTCAAGAACAAAAGATCTTGCAGAAAAAAAGCTTGGCCTTGAGTCAAAAGAGTACTTAAAGTATAAATTAAAAGATGCCAAATCCGTAAAGATTAAAACAGAAAAAATGGATTCTTCAGAAAAATATGGAAGAATTCTTGGATGGATATTTATTGACGATCAATTGGTTTCTATAAATGATCAGATGATTAATGACGGATATGCATGGGTATATCTGGGAGATACTAAAGTCAAAGATTTTGAAGTTTTAGCTAAAGCAAGAAAAAAATCGGGTAAATGAAAACAGTAATTGTAACTGGAGCTAGCAAGGGTGTTGGAGAAGCAATAGCAAAAGCTTTATCTAAAGAGTACGAAGTTATTGCAATATCTAGAAATTTAAATAAAATGGAAATAGCATTTGAAGGATTAGATAATATAACTCCTTATCAAATGGATCTAGTAAATTCTGAAGATATTAAAAAATTTAAAGAGTACATTGCAGACAAAGACATACGTGCACTTATTAACAATGCAGGTGGTGGTGGTGGAAGCGATAAAATACAAAATGATATGACAGATAACTGGAGCTACGCCTATAATATAAACGTTATAGCTCCAATGAAGATGTCCCAGGCGGTTATGCCATCAATGTTAAAAAATAAAATTGGTGATATAATTATGATAACATCAATATGTGGGTATTACCCATACCCTGGTGGAGGAAACTACACCGCAGCAAAAAGAGCAGAGATAGCATTTTCTGAGACATTGAGGATGGAAATGGCTGGAACTGGCATTAAGGTTTCTCAGATAGCACCTGGTACAATAGATACAGATAAAGATCATCCCAAAGAAGTTGCACTAAAGTCAGAAGATGTAGCAGAAGCAGTAAGATGGGTAATATCACTCCCAGACAATGTAAATGTTGATTCAATGACAATAATGCACCCATACAATCAAAGACATGGATAAGGAATAAAAATGTTAAAAAAAGACTTGGCACATGAAGAGCTATATGATGGAGTCTATTACTACCCAAATGTAATTGATGACCCACAGAAGCTCATGGATTTAATTGAGATGACAGAGGGAAGAGATGCACTTCAAGAAATTGTGCCAAATTGGATTGACTGGGGCGTAGAGGCAGACAGAGGAACAGTATATTGGTATGGCAAAAAGAAAAGAGTTCTTTTAAATGATATACATGACATAGATACTGTTGATATACCAGAAGAAGACAGAGTTCTGTGTAAAGAAATTTTTGATACAATATTTGATGCCTTTCAGTCTGTATGCGATGACTATAAAATAAAAAGAAATATTGAAGACAAAGTCATTTTGTTAAATCAGATGAACATTCATAGATATAAAGAAAATACATGGATGGGAACTCACCATGATGCACAAGAAGGTGACACGAGATTAAAATATTCACTTCTTTTGTATATTAATGACGACTATGAGGGTGGAGAAATATCTTTCTGCATTCAAGATGGTGTATTAAGTAACCCAGACTACGGGCTACCAGTAAATACTTGGAATCACCTTGTTGAAAATCCCGAAGGCAACAATAAATTTGCAGCACAGGGAGCTTTAGATGATCCAATTAATGAAGGAAAAATAACATTTTCTTTAAAGCCAGGTCAAGGAAGCGTTTTAATATTCCCATCAAAGGATCCATATAACCACACAGCCCATATTGTTAAGAGCGGATGGAAATGGCTTGTTCCAGGATTTTGGATTGATCCTTCTGGTATTGATGCCGCTAAAGCCCTTGCTATTGCAAAGGGATATAAAAAATAGCTTGCAATTCTAGTTATCTAAATGCTATAATAAGTTAGTACCTGCCGATAGGGGGTACTAATTTAACTCGCTTAAAAGGAGCACAAAATGGTAACACAATTCGCCATGGATCTTTTCAAGGATCCATTTTTTATTGGTTTCAACCGAGAGTTGGAACGTTTTAATAGTCTAAGTAAGGTAAACAATACAGCATTTCCGCCGTATGATTTACTTAAACTAGATGAAGATAACTATCAGCTAACGCTGGCAGTTGCTGGATTCACAAGAGAAGATCTAACTGTGTCAATTGAAGACGGAAGTCTATGGGTCACAGGTGAAATTACAGAAGTAACAGATGCAGAAGTTGTCCATAAGGGAATAGCTGCACGTAAGTTCACAAGAATCTTTGAACTAAGTGAATACATGGAAGTTTCTAGTGTAGAGCTAAAGGATGGCATGTTAAATATTCGTGTTGTTCGAAACCTACCAAAAGAAAAACAACCAAAAATTCTAAAAATTAAATAATCAGGTGATCGCCTACACCTGAGCATGTGTTAAAACTGCTCACCAAACATTAAGGATAAAAATGATTATACAAGTTATAGGGCTACCAGGAGCTGGCAAGACTACATTTGCAAAAGAGCTGGCAGATAGAATAAACGCTGTTCATTTAAATGCAGACGCAGTAAGAGCAGAACTAAATAAAGATCTAGGGTTTAGCCCAGAAGACAGACTGGAACAGGCTCGCAGAATGGGAGCACTATCAAGGCTACTTTCAAATCAAGGTTATCATGTTGTTGTAGATTTTGTTAACCCAACAGCAGAAACAAGAGCATCTTTTGGAAACCCAGACAAAGTTGTTTGGATGAACAGAAAACCAGTCAGAGACTTCCCAGATACAACCGCAATGTGGGAAACACCAGCAAATCCAGATTTAATGTTTGATGACATGACAGAATATGATGTTGCAGCTAGAATAGCCTGTGTCGATTTTCAATTGCACGATTGGAGACAGCCAACTACATTGATGCTTGGTCGCTACCAGCCATGGCATGAAGGACATCATGCCCTGTATGAAGAGGCGGGAAATAGAACGTCTCAAGTAATGCTAGGTGTTAGAAATACATATAAGACCAGCGAAAAAGATCCGCTTGATTTTAATCAGGTTAAAGAGTATATTGCTAAAGATCCAGTAATGGACAAAGCAATGGTTATCAAGATGCCTAATATTACTAACATTGTATATGGAAGAGATGTGGGATACAAGATTGAGCAAGTAAAGTTGGGAGATGAAATTGAAGCGATCTCGGCTACACAAAAACGTAAAGAGATGGGCATCTAAAGTTTGGGGCTGGATTACTAGGCCAAACAATATGGAGTGGCCTTCATGAAAGTAACCAAAGCAAGATCATTTGCCAAGGCATTAAGTTATCGCATATGGGGAACACTTTCCTCAGTTGCTGTTGCTTATGTCATAACAAACAATGCTGCTCTTTCCGTAACGATTGCGTTTTGGGAAACGGTAGTTAAGATATTTATTTACTACGCACATGAGCGTGGATGGAACTATATACAATGGGGTAGAAAGTAATGCCAGTATATGAATATAAATGCTCATATGATGATGCACATGCCACAATGTCAGTACATAGATCAATTAAAGATGACGACCCAGGATATACATGCGTAGAATGTGAATCAGAAATGATTAGATTCTTTACCCCATTTGGCATACAGTTTAAGGGCAATGGCTTTTATAAAACAGATAATCCTAAATAGCTAGGTGGTATAATTATAGGTATCAAGCAAATTGCTTAGGAGATACCTAAATGAAGAAAAAGATAAGAGTACTTACAGCCTTCCTACTTTCAGTAGGTTGGCTTTTTGCTGCACCCACACAAGCACAAGCAGCAGAAGGATTAACTGCTCAAGTCTATAATGTCCTGGGACAAAATGCTTCTCCATATATCCCACAGGGTGCTTCTCCAGTCGTTACGACCACTGTCCCCAATGTTGACTTCCAATGGGGTAGCGGTAGCGTCTTAGGTGGCCCCTCAGAGGATGTTATTGTACGTTTTGCGGGTTCAATAAGAAGTGATTCCACTCAGAATATATCATTTATGGCAACAGGAGATGATGGAACCAGGCTCTATATTGACGGGGCATTAATAACAGATGACTGGGTTGACAAAGGTGGCGGTGGATCAACTTCTGCTCCAGTATCCTTTACAGCAGGAGTACCTAAAACCATAGAATTAATGTACTATGAAAATGGCGGGGGAGCAAATGTGTTCCTGTATTGGGATCAATCTGGATCTATGAGCATCATCCCACCATCAGCCTTTACCTCTCAATCAGCACCAGTAGTTAAAACAATAGGGCCACCAAGAAATTTGACTGTAGTTGATGGTGCGACTTCAACAGTTTTAGATTGGGATGCCCCAGACACTGGTAACACTCAGCCAGAAAGATATGCAATAAGTTTTAATTGTTCTGGATGTAACGGATGGGGAATTGCAACTGGAAATGTCGGTGGACCTAATTCGCTTAATACAACAATAACAATTGATCACTCATTGCTTGAGTCACTAAGACCAAGCGGAACTGTTTGGTCATTTCATATTAGATCAGACAATGATACATTAGCACTATACTCTGAAAACTCAAATGTTGTTACATTAAAAATTGGAAAAACTGCAGAAGAAATTGCAGCAGAGCAAGCAGCAGCACAGGCTGCTATTGATGCAGAGAACGCAAGACTCGCTGCTATTGCTGCAGAAGAAGCAAGGTTAGCAGAAATAGCAAGACTAGCAGAAGTGGCAAGGCTTGCAGAGATTGCTAGACTAGCAGAGGTTGCTAGATTGGCAGAAGTTGCTAGGCTTGAAGCAGAAGCAGCAGCACTATTGGCAGCACAACAAGAAGCAGCAAGATTAGCAGCAATTGCTGAAGCAGAAAGACAAGCAGCAATAATTGCTGAGCAAAATAGACTTGCAGAAATTGCTAGAGTTGAAGCAGAAAGATTAGCAGCAATCGCTGCAGAGAACGCAAGACTAGCAGAGGTTGCTAGACTAGAAGCCATAGCAGCAGAGAATGCAAGACTGGCAGAGATAGCAAGACAAGCAGCAATTAATGCAGAGAATGAAAGATTGGCAGAAATTGCTAGACTTGCTGCAATTAAAGCAGAGTCTGATCGTTTGGCAGCAATAGAGGCAGCAAGAGTTCAAGCAGAAAAGGATAGACTTGCTGCGGAAGCAGCAGCAAAAGCAGAAGCAGATCGTTTAGCAGCAGAGGCTGCTGCAAAGAAAGCAGAAGAAGAAAGAATTGCTGCAGCATTAGCAAAGGCAAAGGCTGAAGAAGAAGCAAGAATTGCTGAAGAGAAAAGAAAGAAAGCAGAAGAAGATGCCAGAATTGCTGAAGAAGCAAGACTGAAAGCAGAAGCAGAAGCAAAGGCTGCAGAAGAGGCAAGAATTGCTGCTGAAAAAGCAGCCAAAGAAGCAGAAGAAGCCAGACTAAAGGCTGAAGAAGAAGCAAGAATTCAGGCAGAGAAAGATAGACTAGCAGCAGAGGCAGCAGCCAAAGCAGAAGCAGACAGACTAAAGGCAGAGGCTGAAGCCAAAGCAAAGGCAGAAGAAGATGCACGACTTGAGGCGATAAAAAAGGCACAAGAAGAAGCAAATGCTAAAGCCGAAGCAGACAGACTTGCCCAAATTGCTAAAGATAAAGCAGCAGAAGAAGCAAGAGTGTTGGCGGAACAAAAGGCTAAAGAGGCTGAGGCTGCAAAGTTAAAGGCAGAAGAAGAAAGAAAGGCTGCTGAGCAAAAGGCTTTGACTGATGGAAAGATTACAGCAGAGGATACTAAAAAGGTTTTAGATAATATTAACGCTGATGGTAAAGTAACTCAAGCAGAAGTTAAGAGTATTGTAGAAGCAATTAAACAATCAGATACTCCATTAACTGTTGAGCAAAAAGATTTAATTGCAACAGTTGTTATTGCAGCAGCAGTTTCATCTGGAGAAAATGTTACAGCAGCACAGATTCAAGATGCTGGAATTGAATATAAGGACCTTCCAAAAGAAACTCCTGTTGAAGTTAGAACATCTGAAAGCGGAGAAGCACTTGTTATAACAGCAGAAGTTGCTGCAAATGTAGAATTAGTTACAGATCCTGGAGCATTATTAGAAGCAGCATTTACAGACCCAGGAGCAGCACTTGCTGCAATTGGAAGTATTGGTGCAGATATGACTGAAGGAGAAAGAGAAGAAGCAACAGATATGGTTGTTGCAACAGTTGTAGCAGCAGGAGCAGCCATTAACGCTGTAGGTGCAGCAGCAGGATCCACTGGAGGATCGTCATCAGGAAGTAGTTCTGGTGGGGGATCAGGTGGAGGAGGAGCCTCTGGCAATTCCAAGGGAGTAAGGAGAAGACCATGATGAAAGTGATAAAAGATATGATAGATCAATTGTGGACACTTTTGGGTATGTTTATTGCCTGGGTAGTCCTTGATGGTTCCGCAAAGACGATAGTAGGCTATGCAATTATAGGAACATTAATTGCATGGGCAATTACCTATCCGATTAGAAATAGAGATGATGACGAATGAAAGATAAATTAATGTGGGTAATTACCCTAGGAATATTAGGCTTTATAGGCCTTGTAGTTATTGGAGAATACTCTTCAATGTTAATGCAGCAAGCAACGTCAGGAGAAAAGTTTTCAACTAACTCAGATGCAATTGCATTAGTTCAAAATGCACTGGTAGGACTAATAGGAATTATTGGTGGCTACTTTGCAGGAAAAGGAGAAAAATAATGGCAAAGGCATATATAGAGGAGCCAAAACATGTAGGCGGGGGAGCGATAGCAAGCATTAATAATATTTTTATGCGTATAATTGCAGTGTTTGCAGCATCAGGTTTATCTGTAATTGGTGCAGGTGCAGTAGTAGGAATCAGCACAGCTAAAGCAGTAATATTAGCTGGGACTCTTGGCGTTGCTACTGTAGTTGAAAGGCTTGCACGAGGTTTCCTAGATGATGGTAAATTGACCGTGTCAGAGATCAATGCTGCCTTTTCAGCGGTAGACAAAAAAGCTGCCAAATAATGCTATAATTGTACTATGAATAAATATCGCATTAAATTAGACGTAGAGGTTGAGGTGGAAGCCTTTAATCCAGAAGACGCAAGTGAATATATTCATGACATTTTTAATATAGACGATGAAATAAAAAAAGTTAATATAATTAAAATAACAAGCAAATAGTCGTTGACAAAACCGCAGGTCACCCTGTATAATAATATATAGGAAACTGCGGTTTCTGCCTTGGCCCATAGCTCAGCTGGCAGAGCGGGAAGCTGTTAACTTCTAGGTCCTAGGTTCGAATCCTAGTGGGCCAGCAATACTAGGCGGACTTACATGACACGGAGAAAAAGTGCTTAACCTTACACTTGATGGTGTAGAACTGTTCATAAAAAGATCCCAGACTAAAAATCAAGAATCGTTTTGGAAAAATTATGATTTGATTATATGGAAAAAAGATAGCGGCGGCTATACTGACATAACTGGAATGTATAGAAAAGATACTTGGGGTAAGGCAGAAAAGATTTCTGTCAACCATGAAGGAGTCTGGAAGTTGCCAAAAAAATATGTCAAGTATTTTAAGTAAACTAGGTATAGATGAAACCAATATGAATTGGTTTGATTTTGCATTATGTTTAGGAATGGACACAAATTTATTTTTTGATAAATATGAAACGGATATATCTATTGCAAAAAATATTGATGAGGCATGCCTAAGTTGCCCAGTCAGAAAGATATGCTATGAAGTTGGTGTAGAAAATAATGACTATGGCGTGTGGGGTGGAATTTATTTAAACTCTGGGCAGGTAGATAAAGTCAGAAATGCACATAAAACAAAAGATATTTGGAAAAAACTAAAGTGACATTTATAGATAAAGACAAAGATCATTTTAAATATGGAATAAACCAATGGACTGGAGAACCAAACAAGCCAACATTTTATAATAAAGAAATGGCTTTAAAAATTAGAGAACTAAAAAAGCCAACGGCAGACTTAAAAATTGACATAGTAAAGTATCCAGACTTTTTAGCAATTAGATTATATGAAGATAATTTTGGAAAATATGACGGCTCATTAAAAATGAGAGTAATAGATTATGTAGAGATGGTAAAAAAAATATTAGAATCTTATGGAGTAAGAGTAGAGTTAGAAGGGAAGCCAGGCAATGGAAAATAATTTAACACCAGAGGAACTCATCCCTCAGCATCAAGATAGAGTTGAAGACTATTTGTCAAAAACAAGAAGCTCAGATGGAGGGTACCTGCTTGCAACATCTCGTGACGGACAGCTTCCACCAAGATCTATTTATTACTTTGACAACGCTGTAACAGCCGCAGAGGCTTATGGACGGTATACTGATTGGGGTTTTGCAAAAGAATATTTAACCGTTTGGCTGTATGAGCCAGGTGGTGTAGTAAATAGCAAAGTTCTAAGAAGGCCCCCAGCAGGAGAGTGTAGCTATGTAAAGAAAAATTATGTAGAAGCTTCTAATTTATTAAAATCATTCAAGGGTTCAATAACAGAAGAAGATCACTTGTCATTGGTTAAAGGATTCGCACTTATATTTTCACAAGATAATATAAGATTTAACGCACAGAGATTTTTTGAAGACTCTGGTCGTACAGAAATGGTAGAATAATGGAAGAGAAAGTACTTTGTTACTGTTGCAATAAGACAAAAAATAAGTTAAATGTTAAGAAATCTTCTTTACTAAATATCAATCTATTAATGTGTGAAGCATGCTTTGACGGCAAACTTGAGCCAAGATGGGTTGTTATTTTAGCTGGAAGACAGAACGGTAGTGAATATGTTAAGGATCACGTATCTAAAAAAAGATATCCTGGCAATGAAATACTTGCTTCTGAATTACTAATTTAAGATTGATTTTGCTGTATAATATAGAATATAATGGATATTTCTTATGCCCAAATAATAATTACACTAGTCGCATCGCTTCTCAGCGGTATGGGGACTGGTTTAATTGCTGGTCGCAGGTCTAAAAAAGCAGATAAAATAAGGGCGGAAGAAAAGGCAAAAGATGAGCTTAAGCTTGAATTAAAAGACCTTCAAATTAAATTATACAAACTTGAGCGTGACCTTGATGAGTGGAAAGACAAATACTTTGAGGCACTTCAGGAATTGATACAGGTAAAAGCCGAACTTGAGCATACTTTAATGGCATTAAACCATATAGAAATACATAATTCAGAAATTAATGATGAGCACTAGCACTACAAATATATAAATAGTATACTGGTAGTATGACTTGTATTGTTGCTATAGCTCAAAATGGTGTTGTTTATATGGGCTCAGACCACGCCGCCTCAGATGATAAGAGTGGCTGGATATTGTCTCGTAAAGAGCCAAAGTGTTTTAAAGTTGGTCAGTATGGAATTGCTTTTACAGATTCTTTTCGTATGGGGCAAATTTTGCAATACATGTGGACCCCACCAAAGTATACTCCAACTAAAACTAATTCAGGATTAGATAAGTTTATGAGAACTAAGTTTGTCGATTCAGTTAAAGCTGCATTTAAAGAGCATGGCTACGGGAGCATTGGATCATCCTCCGAAGAAGACACTGGTGGAATTTTCATAGTAGGTGTTGAAGGCAGAATCTTTACTATAGATGAAGACTTTCATGTTGGAGAAAATGTGGTTAATTACATGGCCGAAGGTAGCGGTGGACAGATAGCCCTTGGGGCCTTGCATGCCACAAAGAATCAAAAGAACCCTAGGCTTAGATTAAAAGCAGCACTAGAAGCAGCAACTGAGTTCAACATGAGCGTTGCCGCCCCCTATACATATATTCAAGTTTAGTGTATAATTGATTTATGTTGATACTTGTTTCTGTTCTGTCAGTTGCTGTAACAATATTTATGATTAGAGCATGCACATCAATATTGAAAAAATATGATTTTGGTTTCTACTACATAAATAAAATAGAAGAGCAGCTAGAAGCACAAAGAATGCAAGAAGCAATGGCGCAAGATGGCGCCATAGATATCAATATGCTTAGGCCAGATGACTACAGTCACGCTATGGATCTAAGAGGTACACCAACTCATGTCTGCCCATGTGGATGCGATATATGGAATGTTAAAGTAATGTTTGAATCAAATGAAATCGCTACATATTTCTTAGATATGGAATGCGCTAATTGCGGAAGCGTTGCTACCGCTCCAACACCAGTAGATAAAGGATTTATAAATTGAGAAAATCAGAAAGATTAAGAGAGCTTGAGTTCGCAGTAATTAGAATGGAAATGACTATTCAGTTGCTGGAAATGACATTAAATAATCTATTAGAGATGCAAGGAATGTCCAGTGCGCCTGAGTTAGACGGCGGAAAATGGTACAAAAACAAACCAGATAACTCTTGACATTCTGCTGTTATTTAGTAGAATATAGATATGAATAAAAAACTAATAGCATTAATTACACTAATCACACTAATTGCGCCTATCAAGGCGATTGCTGCAGAGCCAGCACCAACGATTGCAATTTTAGACACAGCAATCGATACTTCCTTGCCAGAGTTTAAGGATAAGATTGTTCAAGAAGTTTGTCTTATTGATTGGACAACTTGCCCAAATGGTCTTTCATACATGGAGGGTCCAGGAGCAGCATCAATGCCAGCCGATTTAATTACAAAGAATGGTTTTGATCATGGAACACAAATGGCATCAATTTTTCTTAAAAATAACCCTGATGCTAAAATTGTGTTTATTAAAATTATTGGTAATAATGCAAGTGGTCAACGACAAGTAGCGCTTGAGTCAACTGTGTTTAATGCTCTCAATTGGGTAAAGAAAAATGCATCTAAATATAACATTAAGGCTGTCAGCATGTCTCAAGGACACCACAATCTAGGTGCTGCAGGAACAAGTTACTGCCCCAACACACCAATTACTAAGCAGTCTGTTATTGATTTATCTTCTATTAACATCCCAGTTTTCTTCCCTTCAGGCAACGGGCGTGACTATAACAGAATCGACTGGCCAGCTTGTATAGACGAATCGGTCTCTGTTGGATACGTAGATCAACAAGGCGAAATGTCTGCATCTAGCAACAACGATGCGTCTAAGCTTGACTTCTTTGATTATGGATTTTGGCAAGCAACTGCTCCTGGTGGAGTGGTAAAAAATGTTGCTGGTTCATCTGCTGCAGTAGCAGTTTCAGCAGCAAAGTATATTAAGTTGCAGCAAGCCAAGCCAAATCTAAATATGAATCAACTTATTGATGTTTTGAAACAGACTTCTGTTGATACAATTGGTCGACAAGGAAAGTTTAAAAAACTTATTAACATAAATGCAGCATTAGCGTATCAGTATGTTGCAGTATTAACACCTCAACAAGTTTCCGATGCAAAAGCAAAAGCAGATGCCGCAAGAAAAGCAGCACTTCAATTGGAAATCAACAAGCTAATTGCAGATGCAGAGCTTCAGTACCAGTTAGAGGTCAAAGCAGCAGCAGACAAGCTATCTGCATATAAGACAGCACAGTTAGCAAGATTAAATGGATAACAAATTAACTGTACTAGAAGAAATTATTAAAGAGATTGGCGAGGAGTTGTACCAGAAATGGTACAACGCCCTTGCTATTGAAGATAGAACAGAGGAGGCTTCAAAAGCCATGTCTTCTAATGCAGGAGAAACTGCAGTCTGGGTAATCCAAACATTCATGAATAAGTTTAATGCAGCAGCGGATGAATTAAAGGGAGATTAAGTTGATCGTTACAGATGAAAGTTTTGACAAGGTTCTAGATGCACATGATTTAGTCCTTATCGACTTTTGGGCTCCATGGTGTGGACCCTGCAAAAAAGTATCCCCAATCTTAGATGATATATCGAATGAGCGTGGATTATGGGTGGGAAAGCTAAATGTTGATGAGAATCCAATAAAACCAGCAGAATACTCTGTAACCTCTATACCTTATATGGTACTATTTAAGTCAGGGAAACCAGTAAAAACTATTACTGGGGCTAAGCCAAAGCATGTATTGCTTGATGAGCTTTCCAAATGGATATAGAAGATATCGATGCAGACCACCTAGAGTTTGAAATATGGCTCAAGAATGGTTATGACAGAGGCTGGGTGTCGGATGTATTTTGTGACACACACGATGGTCCACCTTTAACAGATGAAGAAATGCAAGAATGGGAAGAAGGAGGAGATCCCTGCTCTTTCCATGTAAAAGTAAATGCACTACACTAAATTTCTGTGATCATAAAGACACAGAGGAAATAAGGAGAATAAATTAAATGAACTCATTTAAGAAAGTATCAATTGCTACTGCTGCAGCTCTAGCAATCGTTGGCTTTACCGTATCACCATCTTCGGCAGCACCTCTTGCCGTTACGGTTGCAGGGTCAGCTAACGCAACTACAGCAGCAGCACCAGCAACAGTAGCAGTTCCATCAAGTAATGTCATTACTTCTGGAAACACTATTGCTCTTGCAGCAACAGCAGATACAGGTACAAATGTAACCTTTACTGCTTCATCAACTGTAAAGCTTGTAACAGCACTTAACACAACAGATGCACCAAAGACAATTGCATCAGGTGTTTCGACACTTACAATTGCTTCTGCTGGCTCGGCATTAACAGTTTATGCTTATACAACTACAACAGCAGTTGGCTCAGTGACCATTACTAATGGCTCATACTCAACAATTGTTTACATCGCTGGTACTGCTGGAGCGGCGTACAACCTAGCACTAACAGTTCCTTCTGCAACAGCAGTTGGGACAGTGCCTACAATTGCTCTAACAACAACCGATGTATTCGGAAACTCAGTTTCAGATACAGCAACAGTAACCTTGATCGGTTCGACATTTGCTGATGGCACTGTCACCAAGTCACTAACTACAGCTACAGCAACAAATACATCTACTGGAGCAGTTCTTGGAACTGTAACAGCAGCACTAGCAGCAGGAGTTGCTGGAGATGTAACAGTGGTTGCAACGGGCCTTGCATCAGTAACAGCCGTAACTGGCCTTGCTGCTCCAGTAAAGTCTGTCATTGCTAAGTTCACAGTTTCTGATCTTTCAGGAATCATTGCAGGACTTAAGTCAGACCTTGCAGTTGCTAACGCGACTAATGCATCACATGTTGCAGACAAGTCAGCACTTGCAGCAGCAGTCGCTGCAGCAAACAAGTCAAGAGATGATTTCTCAACTGCACTTGCAAGCGCAAATGTTCAGATCGCAAAGGCTATTGCTGAAGCAGCAGATGCTAAGAAGGCAAGCGATGCAGCAATTAAGGCTCTTACAGAAGCAGGCGCTGCTACAGAAAAGATCCTTGCTGATCTCAAGGTAGAACTTGCAGCAAGCAAGGCAGAAATCGCAGCAACAAATAAGTTGTTTGACGCACTAAAGGTATCATCTGCTAAGGCACTTGCTGATCTAAAGGCTTCATCAGATAAGGCTCTTGCAGATGCAATCGCAGCACATGCTGCGACACTTGCAGATGCAAAGGTTGCTTCAGATAAGGCTCTTGCAGATGCAAAGACACTTTCAGATGCAACTGCAGCATCAGTCAAGGCAGCAAATGACCTTGCAGCAGCAAAGGCAAAGGCTGACTATAATAAGTTGGCTGCAAAGTGGAACAAGGCTAATCCAAAGGCTAAGGTTGCACTAAAGAAGTAAATAACTTCGATTAAAGGGGCAAGGAATCCCTTGCCCCTTTAATGTTAAAATGATAGAATAGGCATATGGAATCAAATAAAAGAAGTTTATATAAATCAATTACTTGGCCAGCAGTGCATATTGGATTTGTTGGTACATTAGTTTATTTCTTTGAAATGGCTATTACTGGCGAAGCCCACTGGGAATACGCTGGCACATTTGCAATCATATATACAGCATGTGAGGCTTTAGGATTTTTCTTACACGAAAGAGCTTGGAACAAGTTTGGAAATAAAGTTAAGTAATGAATGACATCCTTAAAAGTTTTATTAAGGCTAAAGAAGAGAGAACCTCAGTAATCTTAAAAGATTATTTTAAAGTAAATACTGATTGGCAACAAATTTTAAACTATGTATACGAACAATCTTCTATGGACAACGAAGAATCACATGAAAAACAAAAAGAAGATAGACACATGGGCTCAAGATTCCATGGCAATCTTTTAGTGCTAGATCCTTTGTGGATAGCACCTCAAAATGCTGAGGTGTGGGCTGGCATACCACAACTTAAAGATTTTCTTGTTAAGATTAATAAAGACTCTGGGTCAGGTGAATCATTTGAAGATTGTAAATTTTATAAGCATTGGGATATACGCCCATGTACATGTAACTCTATATGGCACTCAGAAGGCTTTAGAATTTCATTGTCAAATAGATTTGTGAAAGAGCACAGCGATCCTTGGGACGCTGTATATTTACAAATAGTTGGAAAATCATTTTGGAAAATAGTTGGTTCAGATACACAGGTATATGAATTAAACGAAGGAGATCTTTTGTTCTTTCCAAAAGAAACATCTCATGAAGTTTGGTCTGAAGGCCCAAGAGTTGGGATTTTAGTAGGAGATATATTAGGAAGGTTAAATAATTAATGGGTAAACATTTAGATAAAATGCAAAGAGCTCTTGCTCAAAGGCAGGCTGGAACATATTCAAGCGGACAAAAAAAACCTGGATCAATGAACATTAAAAAAACTGGCTACAGGGGTCAGAAAGCAAAGGGCTCTAAGTAGTGTTTGAAGATATTTGTCAGTGGTCTAAAGAATGTAGTAATAAAGCAACAAGAATTGCATCAAGAAAAGAAGGACCAATTATAGACATTTGTGATAAATGTTGGCACAAAGAGTTTAAATCATGATTAATATAAGAGAAGAAATATTAAACGCAAAAGAAAACCACATAGCTTATATACATAAAGGATACTGGAAAGACGTCCCATCATGGCCAGAATTTTTAAATTGCATATTTAAAGAGATACAGTCAGAAACAACAGTAGAGACAAAAGGCGGAAGCTCTCAAGATGAAAAGGGTGTCGGAAATGTTGTAATAGCAAATAATGTATATTTTAGTCCACAAGTCACACATATGGAATATTTCAGAACTATGTCTAGTTTTTTAAAAGACTTTGAGAATGTAAATGGAATAGAAATGGGTATATCTGGCCCTAAAATTTCAGTGGGGCCCAGAATAGTTCACGCTCATAGCGATCAATGGGACGCATTCTCATTACAATGCCAAGGCACAACTATATGGACAATAAGTTACCCAGAAGATGGGTACTCAGAAGAATTCCATATGGAACCAGGAGACCTTCTATTTTTTCCAAAAGAAACTATGCATGAGCTTTATTGTGAGGAGCCTAGGGCTGGTATTATATTTAATTTGCCAGATGTTAGAGAATCCTCACATAAGTCAGCCTGATCAAAATAATGCTATAATAGTTGTATAAGCGGATTACTAGTCCCGCTTAAATTAATAACCTATAGGAGAAGTAAAATGACAACAAATGGAATTAATGGTGGCGGATTCGAAGCTGCCACACCAGCAGGAACAAACAATATCAATGCACACTATTCAGACAACACAGGCTCAGCATTTCCTGTTACAGATAAGTCAACACAAGATGGTGCTGGCCTAGGACAGGGTGGTAAGTAATATGGAAAACATTAAAGCAGAAACACCAGCAGCACCTGTTGCACCAGCAGCACCTGTTGCACCTAAATCAGCAGTACCAGCGCCAGGAACACCTGAATTTGCTGCATGGGCTTGGGAAAATAGAAACGGCTAATGTGTTACGAATGTGGATGTGAAACTCTAGGAAGTACTATGGGTGGAACGCAGGCAAATATTCTTGATGTTTCAAGAGATGGAGATTCAGGCTTAACATTAAGCATGAGCTCCACACCAGAGCAGACAAGACAATTTATAAATGAGTAATTTTAAAAAAGATGATGGCACTGGCATGGTAACACCGCCTACTGGTGGTGCACCTGCTGGCGCTGTTACCAGCAGAGAAGCAACAAGGAAGCAGCCAAGACAAGGTATGAAGGTGGATACAAATAAGCACGGCATTAGAAGAGAAACAAGTCTAATACCTAAGCCACCCAAGAAGACAGGTAGAAAGAAGATCTAATAAATGTGCATTAAGTGCGGTAGCTGTTATAAAGAACATGAGCGCACAATAGATGACGCAGTAGATTTTATTGAAGACTTGGATTATAAAAATTAGAAAATTACTAAATGGATCAACCGTCTCTGAATTAGATGAGGCGGTTGATCTAATTATACACACTAAAGCTCCAGGTAAATATAAGGTTATAGACCTAGAAACGGGCGAAGAGTATGTAGGCTCAGAAATTAAAAATGAAAGCTTTGCCCCAGTCTTAATAGAAAAAGTTAACAGGGGGAAAATCGGTCAATGGATTAAAATAAAAGCAAAACAATCTATTGACCAGGTCAAATAACTATTGTATAATAGGTAGTATACATGGTGTATGCTATAAACAAAAGAAAGAATATTATGAAAACAATCGGAGATAAACTCAATCAATTTTCAGTTGTTGGTGTTAAGCCAGCAAGACTTGATTATGCAGAAGATGCATTTGAAACCTTAACAGAAAAATCATTTCCTGGAAAATGGAAAGTAATTGTTTTTTACCCTAAAGATTTTACTTTTGTTTGCCCAACAGAAATTGTTGCATACGACAAGCTATCAAAAGACTTTGATGATAGAGATGCAGTTCTTATGACTGGATCAACAGATAATGAATTTTGTAAGATTGCTTGGAGAAATGCACATGAAGATTTAGCAAAGACAAATTCATGGTCATTTGCAGATCAAATTCGTGGTTGGCAATGGAATGATGCTACAGAAGAATCAACTGCTGGCCTAGCAGAACAACTTGGTATTTTAACACCACAAGGAGTTGCACTACGTGCTACATTTATTGTAGATCCAGAAAACATCATCCAGCATGTAACTGTAAATAACCTTGACGTCGGCAGAAACCCAGAAGAAACATTACGTATTCTAGATGCACTTCAAACAGGAGAGCTATGTGCATGCAATAGAACAATTGGTGGAGAAACTCTATAATGACTTGGGTAGACCAGCTTAAGGATTCTCTTCCAGAATATGCTAAAGACATCAAGCTAAACCTTGATGCAGTAATTAATAGATCAACTATTGATTCAGAGCATGCCATGTATCTTTCTATCGCTGCAGCATTTGCAACTGGTAATGGTAAGCTTCTTGCCTTCATTACAGCAAGCGCAACAGATGATGTTGAAAGAAATGCAGCCCTTACTGCTGGTGCCATTATGGCACAAAATAACGTATGGTATCCATATATTGAGATGGCAGATGATCAAAATTTATCTGGGCTACCAGCACAGCTTAGAATGAATTCTATCGCTTCCCATGGGGGCACTACAAAAGCAAAGTTTGAAGCATATAGCCTTGCATCTTCTATTATTGGTAAATGCCATTTCTGTGTAAAAGCACATTATGAAACATTAAAGCAAGAGGGCTACTCAGTAGAGCAGCTTCGTGACATAGGCAGAATTGCAGCAACAATTAACGCTTTGTCAAAAATACTATCCGCTTAACCAAGAAATGGTATAATTGGGTAAATACATATTGAAAAGGGAGACATCATGTCAGAAACACAGGTAGTTAGTCAGCTCGGAGGAAAACTTCTCGGAGGAGGAGGAACTGGGATTTGGCAATACGACAACTTTATATCTAAGGAAGAGTGTGAAGAGCTAATTAAATTCTTTAATGCTAATTCTGAAGAGTGGAGATATATCTGCTTCTATGGATCTTACGGTATGCATGTTGTTTCACCTTTTGATAAAGAGCATGGCACAACAATAACAGAAGAATATATGGCAAAACTTCGTGAGAAAATGATTCAATACGTATCTGATGCTGCAGGCAGACCAATGAAGATTAATAGTATGCATGCTCAGAAATGGGAGCTTGGTGCCTATGCAAACGATCACTCAGATAGCTCAGACCTAGATGGAAATGATATGGGCTGGAGTGACAACAAGCAATATGCTGGAATATATCTAAATTCACAGCCAGACTATAGCGGTGGAGTTTTAAAGTTTAGAGATTACGGACTAGATGTTGTTCCAGAAGCTGGATCCTTTGTATCGTTCCCAGGTGGCCCAGAAAACATTCATAGTGTTACAGAAATAACTGGCGGAACAAGATACACTATTGTTATTTTTTGGGACTATGCAGACGCATGGTATTCAGAAGCGGAATTACAAGAAATGGAGCGCATGATTCTTAAAGAAAGAATTCACCAGTTCCAGCTAAAAAGACAGTGGACGCTTGGAGAAGCGCACCCATTGCTAGAAGATCCTTACGCTGGTCTGGATGACGAATCCAAGCTACCAGAAGGATTTAAAGATAGCCTAACTACTGCAGATATTAAATCAAATGCACGTAGAAATCAAGAAAATGCAGTAAAAGAAGGCCGTGTTCCAGAAGGAGCGGTAAACGATATGATAATTAAGGAAGACGAAGCATGATAAACAAAGAAGGATCAAAGGGCATAGATATAAATGGAGATGCCTATGACTATGGTTTTACTATTGAAATTGGAAGAGTTCATTACTCTCCAAATGAAGATGGAACATATACGACTGATTTAAGATTACATTCCGATGCAGGGGCACCAGTATTTGAAAAAAGAATAATGTCTTCCCAAGCATTGAATGATTGGTATTCTAACCCAACCCCAGAATACTATGAGGAAGTTATAAAAGACCTACCACAAGAGTAGTACATGAAACAGCTATACTTTTTACATATACCTAAAACAGCTGGTAAATTTGTTGGGGCATGTGTAAAAAAAGCTCTAGAAGATACAGACAAAAGATTTTATATAAGCACACATTATCCAAATGATTTTGATATGTCTAATAAATCTTATATATCTGGACATTTTGGAACTTACCCTATAGATAAAATACCATCAATTGATGTTGCATGTATACTCAGAAACCCTATAGATGCAAGAATTAGTTACTTTAATTTTATATACAAGGATCAGCTAATAAATAGACCAGAGTACCTAGCGATAGATTCTTATATTGATAAATTAAAATTTTATTTGTTTGAAGATCAAAATTATTTGATGCATAATAACTACCAAGCAAGGTTTATATGTAATTCAGCGGACTCTAGATCCTTTAATGCAAAAGGATTTTATGAAGAATATGGAAAAGATCTAATCGCAACTACTGGATTTGATAAGGGTAAGGCATTTACTTGGTTTGTTAATAACGATAAAACATCTTTAGACTACGCAGAAAAACAGATAGACTCATTTGATATAGTTCACACAACAGAAAGACTAGATTGGTTTATGGATAAGATTAGCAATTGGTTTAATGTAAATCATGAAGTATCTGTAGAACACGACATATCTGTATTGGTCAATGATTCCTCAACATTGGTTGACGGGGTTAGTTATACTACAAATATATTAAAGTCAATGCTATCAGATGAAGAGAAAGATAGAATTCTAAAATTAAATAATATTGATTATTCTTTATACTGTAAAGTTAGGAGTAGAGAAATTGAATGGCAAATCAACGGAAAGCCTTACGCTAAAGTTTTACAAAAAATTTAATGTAGATGATATCATCGAGTCTGTTAATTCTTTTAATGAAGAATGGGAAATAGACACTAGTAGGCAAAATCTTTCTTATGAAAATGTTGGAAGAAAAAACCCTCATAGGTTTACTAAAACATACATGGTTCAGTACCATGATCTTTATTGGGCTTTAGGACAAAAGTTTGTTACAAAAGTTATGTCTAATAATCAAAATCTAATTAACCAGATTGATCCTATCAAGAATTACCTTGAAGAGGAACTTGATGGAACTGTTGCTAGGATATTGATTGTAAAGCTTGGATCGGAAAGCAGTATTGATCGTCATGTTGATTATGGAGATTACCTAGAAACTTCAAGAAGATTTCATATACCATTAATAACAAATGATTCTGTTATTTTTGAAGTAGATGGAGACAAAAAACATCTTAGATCTGGGGAACTTTGGCAAATCAATAATATGAAGCCACACTCTGTAGAAAACAAAAAGGGAGAAAGAGTTCATTTAATTATTGATGTTATGCCTAAATGGGCAATTGATATGGGAAATGCAAGTGTCTAGGTACAGCATAGAGTTTGGTTTTATAGAAAAAGAAGATGCCATTTCTTTAATAAATTATATTAAAACAAACAAAACAGATCCATCCCTGTTCTATCAGCCAGAAAAGCCTGGCAAAGAAAGGCACCAGTCATACTCCCCAGAGTATTTTGATATCAAAATACATAAAGAGGTTTTACATTTAATACAAAAGTATTCAGAAAAGATAGTATCTTATGCAAAGCACAACTTTACAAATGGATCTAATGCGTACGTAGCTTCATTCTGGCTTTCTTGTTTAGGGCCAAACACCAAGCTGCCACCGCATACAGATAACAATGATTGGGTTGTAGACGGCAAGCCAGTGCATCAAGACCATTTAAATATAAGCGGAGTTTTGTATTTGAATGAAGATTTTGAAGGTGGTGAACTAAGATTTACTGATTCAGGTCATACTTATGCGCCTAAAGGTAATAGCATGGTTATGTTTGAACCAACTGATGAGCATGAAATAATGGAGATCAGGTCTGGTTATAGATATTCATGTCCATTTTGGCTAACATTTGATAAGGATAAGTCCATACTATGATCGATAATGTTAAAATAATTAACAACTTTATTTCAGAAGAGGACGCATCCTTCTTTAGAAAATATATAGATGAAAATGGATCTGATAAAAAAAGATTTAGGCATAGAGTTGGTCTTGCATTTGATAAAGGGTTAGCAATAAGAGCCGTATTCCCAGACGAAAAGCCACCTTCATTATATAAAGATATATCTAGTCAAATTAATAAATACTCTAATCTTTTTATAGAAGCCTGTCGTAAAGAATTTATTGAAGATAGAGAATTATATTTCTACGGAGTTTCTATAACTAGGCTAAGCAAAGATATACAGCTAAGAATACATCAAGATGTACATAATGATTTTTCTTCATTAATTTATAGTGGAGTCTTGTACTTAAATGATGATTATGAAGGTGGGGAAATAACATTTTTAGACAGCTTCATTCCAGTAAATGATTTTCCACTTTATGTAGATGAAATGGGTGGAGATATTTATAAACCAAAATCTGGTGATATGGTAATTTTTCCTTCTGACACTTGGCATGGCGGAAAGATTGTTAAAGAAGGGACTAGGGATGCGATAATATTCTGGTGCACACTAGAAGAAGAGTATAGCTTTGCTGGATTCGAATCAGAAAAAATATTAGCAAAGATAAATCCCAAAGCATCTGCTAAGGATTATGAGTAGAAAAGGTCAATGTGATGTTTATTAAAAAAATTCTTTGTAGGATTAAGGGCCATTCATTAATAGAGGCAGGATCTTGTCCATTTACTGGCAGGTCTTACGATGCATGTACTAGGTGCGATAGCCTGCTAACAAGAAGTGATATAATTAAACTATGAACTTAGAAAAAACTGTAGTTGACGGAGAACTTTGGTATATTGATAATTTCCTTACTGAGGAAGAAATTGCGCTTTTTAAAGAGCATACTGATGATAAAAATGGTTGGTATACAACAATGAGATCTCCATATAAAAATGTGCTAAATAAATTTATCGGCGCAAAGATGAATATGGATGAAAATGGCAATGTTTCAAAAATACTAACAGATGAGCCGTATGAAGTGCCAGAATGGTTTTCTGTAATTCATGAAAGAATACAGTCAGTTGTCCCTGGGGTCTACCAGCCCCACACAACACTACAGACATTTAAATATGTTTCAAGAGAAGATCTGCCAGGAAGTTTAGCTACTCGTTTTGATGGCATTGATCCTAATGAAATAGATTTTGCAATGCAGTGGCATGATGAAAATGCTAGAATGAACCCAGGCCTTATTGTTTCTTTTTCAATATATTTAAATGATAATTTTAGTGGAGGATCGTTAAAGTTTAAGAAGAATAATTATGTTATTGATCCAAAACCTGGCAGGTTTGTGAATATACCAGTTACCCCAGAATTTGAGCACATGGTTGAATTTGTAGAGGGAAATGATAGACATACATTTTACGGCAATAGCTATACTGACAAAAGCTATTGGCGATACAGCGCACCAGAAAACTGTTAATGGGCTCCCTTGATCAGGCAACGTACAACTATGTAAATAAAATGTTTAAAGACTTAAACATAAAATTTATGAATCATGGCTATTCTCCTTCATATAAATTTATAAAAGATCCACTATTTAAAAATCAAGCAAGCCTTTATTTAAATGCACTTGATGGAGTACACACATCAGGAAAAACATTGCTTGATGTAGGTTGTGGCCGAGGCGGCGGAGCACAAACATACTTATCCTATTTAGATCTAAAAGATGTTCAAGCATGTGATATAAATGAAAAAAACATAGAATACTGTAATAGTAGCAATGATATGGGAATTAAGTATTTATTGTGCGATGCCGAACAGCTACAGTATCCAGATGAATCATTTGATATAGTCACAAGCATAGAATCATCTCACTCATATGCCAACCCAGATCTATTTTTTAATGAAGTTTATAGAGTTTTAAAGCCAGGAGGTATATTTGCATATCTTGATACGGGGAATACAATAAGAAAGTTTAACAAGAAGACCAGCCCGTATACCAGTGTTTTATATAGCGATATAACAAAAAATGTTATAGATGCTTGTAAAGAAGACATTGATAACTTTCTTTTAATAGAAGATAATGATTCCAAAAAGTTTCTTGTAAGTTTATCTAAAGATATGTATAACTGGTACACCTCTAAAATGGATGTTTATTCTAAATATATTTGCATAAAATAGGTCATTGACTAGACTTAGCATATATAGTATACTAAATATATGAGAGAGCCTAGGATTATGAAAATGGACTGGCGTTCATTAGGATACTGGCCAGTATATAAAGATGGAAAGCTTACATGGGAAAAAGACCCAGATGTCCAAGATGAGTGATGGTTTAGATAGATCTATGCGTCTTAAACTGGTCATAGAGGATATGTTAAAAGATATTGACATGAGCGGGGAAGAATGGAATGACCGTGATAAAGACGGAGTTGCGTATTGGGAGAAATGGAATAAGAATGATTGATTGGTTAGTTCATAAATTATTTTGGTGGGCACCACTTAGAAAAGCTATAATTGAAGAAGTGCATATGTATGATCATCTGTCTGATGTATTTACTAATTCAGACTTAACAGATATAGCCTCATGCAG